AAATTCAAATCAGATGTAAAGGATCACTTCTTATGTCTTCCAGTATCAAGATAAAACTCATACATTTCATCCCAGGTGTAATCAGAAAGATCATAACCTTCTTCTACCAGAGCATCTACCCAGAACTCAAACTCTTCTTTCTTAAGTGCTGCTGCTCTTCTTGCTGCTGCGTTTCCAGTTCCAGTTTTGAGACCAGTAAAGTTGGATCTTACTGGGTTCTTAGCAACTTTTAGATTAGGCGGAGTTCCTTCATACCCATCTACATTAGCACGACCAATGTGTCTGATTTTAGCAACATTAGCACCTTGACCAGGCTTTGCTCTACCAGAAGCAGTAGTGCGTTTAGAAATCATTTCTGCTGCTTTTGCTTTGCCCTTTTCGCTGGTGATTGCTTCATCAAGGATAGAATCAACATCCTCTTCATCGAGAACATTAACCATCATCCATTGTGCATCTTCAAAACTTTTCGCAATACCTTCTACTTGAAGATACTCAAGGACTGTATCAAAGATATCAAGATCTTCTTTCTTGAGGTTTGCTTTACGATATTCAAGATCAGCACGGGTGCCTTTATCCATCTTACCCTGAGACTTGGGCTTGGTCTTACCACCTACGTCAGGTTGCATACCAGGGTTTGCTGCCTTGACTCTGCGACCATGAGTGTATTCGGCACCACTCATCTTGGAGTCACCAGAGACCATCTTACCACCTTGGGAACGGGAGTCAGCATACTGCTTATCAGTCTGACCGTGCTTACCCTTGTAGAGTTCTTCTACGTACTCTACTTCTTCTGGACGAAGTGCTTTACGACGCTTTTTCTCAATCTGTTTACGAGTAAGAACTTCACCCTTACCACGATTAGCATCAGGGTCGTAGTTATTAGGAGGAGTATAGTTACTTCCAAAAGATTTAATGTTAGATCTTACACGAGCAGTATGTTGCTTATTGCTCATACGACGTGAGTCTTCATCAAACTGCTCAACTTCTCCTACGTACTCTACTTCTTCTGGACGAAGTGCTTTACGACGCTTTTTCTCAATCTGTTTACGAGTAAGAACTTCACCCTTACCACGATTAGCATCAGGGTCGTAGTTATTAGGAGGAGTATAGTTACTTCCAAAAGATTTAATGTTAGATCTTACACGAGCAGTATGTTGCTTATTGCTCATACGACGTGAGTCTTCATCAAACTGCTCAACTTCTCGGGGAGCGTAAACAGAAGCATATGCTTCAGACAATTCTTTATACAGTCTACTGTCCATGGTAATACATTTTAGTTCCTAAAATATATTTATAATTTAAAATTATTCAAATATTCTTTTTCATTCTGATACGGAACGATTTTACCATTTTTTATTTTTATGGCATAGACTATTTCGGGAATCAACCATTGGTCCACTCGGTAGCAATACTTCCAATTTACAGGTTGAATACAGTTCATTACCACAACTTGAAAGAATGCTACCAGGTGAATCCAAATTGTTAGCATATCTATTGAGTCTCTTCTTCGGTATCTTTTTTCTTGTTAAAACCAAAAGGTCCTTCGCTTTCTTCCATTTTTAATCTCAATGCAACTGCACCAATAGATTCTAGAATCTTCAGAATATCTTCTGTCTTTGCACCATCTCCAAGTTCTTTGGCAACGTACCAATACTTTGGCCAGAAAGTTTCACCAGCCTTTTGATAATCTTCAACTGACAGTAGTTTCATTTTTAAGTACCTCTTCAATTTGTGTGTCTAGTTCTTGAATTGCTTTACGAATTTCTACTGTTCTTTCTGATGGAAATTCATAACTGTCTTGTGCCGTGCTACGAAAAAGCGTATCACGAATCACTGCTGCTTGTCGCAGTTCTAAATTAATAGTAATCACAGGTCTCCCTCTTTACGGTTTTCGGAACAATGGACATCAAATTGTCCTCCCGGATAACGTGCTATGAGTTTATCCACATTCATCTCAAGAATTTCATCAAAGGTTGTATCAAGTGCCATACATGCTTGAGCAAGATACCAACAGATATCACCCAGTTCACGTTTCATATGGAAGACATTCTCTTCATTATAAGGTTTACCCTGGAAGAGAATCTTCTTCACAACTTCAGTAAACTCTCCAGACTCAGCAGTCAAACCAAGTGCTGCAGTAAGAAGTTGAGTTACATTGCAATCTTCAATTTCGAGAGTATTTGTACGAGAAAGAAATACAGCATAGTTCAGTGATGGTTCACTGGTCACTCCTTTCACAAATTCAACATACTTTGTAGTATCAACTTGTTGTGTCATAATTAAAACTTAATTCCCCCAAACTTACTTTTAAGTGATTGCTGTTCTTCAGCATTATTATATTCTGCATCTCCCATATTGTCAATCATATCTTCCTGAGCAGTTTGCTCACAATCATACAATCTCATTTTTGCACGATCAATGCCAACAACAAACCTCTTATTTACTGTGGGGTCATTGTATCTGTTCTTAAGTTGCTTCACCATAATCTGTCCTAGGGATTCAAGTTCCTCAGTGCTAATAAGGGCAAACATAAGATCAGCAGTAGCAGGGAGACCAAAGGACTCACTAGTGTCAGTAATGTCAACGTCAGAGCTACCATAACCGCTACGAGTGGTCTGGGTGGCAGATACGATAGGGACCTCGGCTTCGACAGCCAATCCTCTAAGTTCTTCTGCAATAGCCTTAATATAGCTGTATGAATTGACAGTGCCCGATGTGCGATAGCGGGAGGAAGCACATATATTAAGGTAATCAATGAAAATAATATCAGGTCTAAATGACTTCTTAATAGCGAGTTCATTTAACAATGCTCTAAAGTGACCAGCGTGTGCAGACGCTGTAGGATACTCTTTAATTATAAGAGACCCTTGTGTTTTTTCTGCAAGTTTAGTGACTTTGTTTTCAAACATTGACTTGGGAATATCAGTCAGTTGTTGAATAGCAACGTTCAATAGATTGGCATCAATGCGTTCTGCAATCTTTTCTTCTGCCATCTCACAGGTAATGTATAGAACATTCTTTCCCGAAGACAAAGCAGAAGCAGCACAGTGACACATAAACAATGACTTACCAACACCAGTTCCAGCAAGAGCAATATTCAAGGTCTTGTTTGGAAGACCACCCTTAGTAATCTTATTGAAGTATTCTAGATCGAAAGGAATCTTCTCTTCTTTCCTATGGTAGAAATCATATCGATCTTCATAGTCTTCCAGATAATCGTGTCCGACTTGACTATTAAAACTTACAGAGAGTGCGTCAGATAGAATCGATGGGATTGCATCCCGTCCCCGCTTTTCATCATTACCATCAGCAATTTGAATTGCATCCATCAGAGCAAGATAAATTGCTCTGTCCCGACACCACTTCTCTGTAGTATCAACTAACCAGTCTTGATTGACATCAGTCTCTTCAAAAGAATCGATGCAAGATACAATCTCTTTGTAAGTATCTCCATTAATATCATTACGATTTTCAATCTCAATCAATAGAGATTCTCTATTCGTAGTCTTACTATACTTTTCAATGAAAGAAAAGATCTCCTGAAAGATAATCTTTTCTTTCGTATCTTGAAAGTAATCTTCTTTGATAAAAGGTATTACCTTTCTAGTATATTTTTCATTGTGTAATAGGTTGTTGAGAACTAATAGTTCAACCCGCTCCATAACTAAATTCCTGCTTTGAGATCTCGTTCAATTTATCCATCACCTCAGCGGTGAAGTACTTTTCTGGGTCTTTGTAGACTGCCTTAGCATAAACTTTCTTACCATCAATCTCATAGCGACCTGCTAAATTTTTCCAAAGTCCGCCAATCTCACCGAGTTCAAGAAGACCATAATATCGATCAAGACCACGATCATCGTAATACAAACGAATTTCCGCATCTTTATTTTCTTTACTCAAACGAGACTTAGCAGTCTTTGCCTTGATAATGTTTCCAACAACTTCTGTTCCATCCTTTTCTTTCTTCTTACTAAGATGAATGATGGTGCTGGCAGCATACTTAAGACCAGAACCGCCCGAAATTTCTTGAGTGGGTACATAAGAATTATGAGAAAGTGTTCCATCATCTAAAATATAATGGTGTGCATCTTCCACTTCAATATCATAGACTTTAGTAT